CACGCGCTCTGCATAGAGCACGGTCGCGCCGTTGGTCTCGAACTTGTAGCCAATGGTGCTGAACTGATTGAGAGGACCGCCTACCTGAGACTTGTCCTTCACGATCATTTCAAGCGCACCGCCGTCGGGGTCAATGATGCCGAAGCCGTCCTTACCGAACATGTAGTTGGCGTAGGTCGCACCGCCTGCCTTGTTGGCATACTCGCCCTTCAGGATAGGTGCGAATACGTCCTCGATGAAGCGGCAGCCGTGCAGCTCACCAATCTCACCGTTGAAGATCTCGGACACAGCAGCGTACTTGTGTGCCTCGATCCAGTCCTTGTGCTTACGCAGGTCGTATGCAACGGAGGGAGTGATCACGCAGTAATACTTGCCGTTGATGGTGGGAACGCGGTTCTTCTTCATGATGGTAACTGCCTTTGCTACCATATCGGGAGTAAACGCACTCATAACGGTTGCGGACGCTTCCATTTCACCGGGAGCGGTAGGAGTGCCTGCAACAGTACCGTCTGCGAGAGTGATGTTATCGCAGTACAGAACGTTGGTGTTAACGAGCAGCGCGTCACGGATCAGCGTTTCCTGCGTCTCTGCCGCAGATGCGCCCATTTCCTCGGTAGCACCAAGGATAACGTCGTCGTATGCGCGAAGCTCGAGAATGTCGGTCACGGCAGCGTAAGTACCGTACTGATCGATAGAGCCGGTCTTGGAGCTCATACCGAACTTCTGACCGGTAGGAATAACACCTTCCTGAAGCTTGGAAGCCTTTGCAAAGGTGTTCCACTTTCTCCACTCCACGGTCTTGCCGTGATTCTTGGGAAGCTTCTGCTTCTTGGCGAACTGTGCATAGAACATCTCGACGCGAGCGTTTTCAAGCAGCTCGGTGTCATAGAACGTCTTGAGCTCGCCGTTCATGGTGTTGGTAGCGTCAAACGCGGTAGTATTACCGTCGTATGCGTTAACGTAAGAGCCGGTCGCATTGACAAGAGTACCGGCGTCAGCAAACAGCTGAAGGTTCAAAATGAACATAATGAAATTCTTCATGGATATTTCTCCTTCCAAAAATAAATGTTTTTTTCGAGGAGAAATGTACGCGCGGTTATCGTTTTCCGGGATACACTTTCTCCCCACGAGCCATTCTTTCGCGGAGATCCTTTTTGAAGGCTGCTCTCTGCTCGGGGCTCGCTTTACTGTAGTCGAATGTGGTCACGGAAGGTGCTTGGCTCGATGCGCCTGCCTCGTCGGGACGTCTGCTGCCTGCCTGAATAGATTGGGAGATATGTTGCGCTGTTCTCTGCGCTGTTGCCTGCATAGCGGCTGCTTGGATCTCGTTTCTGTGTACGGCATAATATGCGTCCTCAACGCTGATACCGACGTTAGGAGAGGTCATGCGAGCAAATGCGGGGTTCTGAAGCTCTGTCCGCAGATCGAATTTAGGGAACACCTTTTTCAGAGCCTCGCCCTCTCGGGTGATCTTATCAAAGTGTGCTCTCAGCTTTTGATCTTCAATGGTTCTCGCTTCTTCGCGCTGCGCTCTTGCCGTGTCGCGCTCCTGTTGGTCGATCTTCTTGGCGGTTTCTACCGATACGCCCATGGAAAGGGCTTTGTCCTCGTAGTAGCCGTCGTCGTCGTTGATCTTCTTGGCGAGTGCGTCGTAATCCATGTTTGCGGGGTCAAGACCGTATTTTCTTGCAAGGAGCTCAAGCGCAGGCGTGATCTTTCCGAGCGTTTCTTCTGCTCCCTTGGCAGATTTCAGGCGAGACTGCACAACAGATTGCATATTCTTGTTGTACTCGGGGTCTGCCATGATCTCGTCCCAACTCATACGACGTGGGGCATTGGCGTTAGTTTCTTCCGTAGGTGCTTCCGTAGCAGCGGCGGCCTGCGTCTTAGGTTCTGCCGCAACGTTTTCTTTGGGCGCGGTGCTTACCGTTCTTGCGGTGCTTGCCGTGCTTGCGGTAGGTTTTGCGGCGGTTCTGTTCGCCCGTCTGCGAATCTTATCCTCGGGAACACCCAAATCCCGAAGCCTCTGTTCGGCGTCAACAGTCGCATTTTCGCCCGTGGTGGCTGCTCCCTCGCCGCCTCCGTCTCCGGTTCCTTCACCGGCAAACAGCTGAAGGTTCAGCCAAAGTTTGTTTTTCATGAGTAAATCCTCCGATATAATCTACCGCTTTCGGGGCGGTGAGTCCCTATACATAGCCTTGCGGCGTATATACCTTATTCGTTGATGGTGTAGCTCACATTGCTCGGATAATTTGCCGCAAGCAGCTCATATCCTGCGCAGATCGAGTCAAAGATCAATGTGATAGCCCCCTTGAATTGCTCGTAAGGCTCACAGCTGACCAAGCCGTTTCCGCTTTCAAGGTTGATAACAGCGTCCGATACGTGCTCGCGCTCCTGCATATTGCTTACAGATGCCGCAATGGTGTAGATCAGCACGGAAGCCGCCGCGCAAATCAGATCGTGTCCGGGTTCACCGCTATATGCGTGACCTTCCACCGTGATTTTGTTTTCTTTTCTGTCATAGACAGCCTTAATCATATGTTCTCACCTCTTTCAACTTGGTTGTGATGCTTGATTAGAACGGTTTCTCGCATTCTGAACACCCTTGGTTTCCTTTTTGCCGTTGCCGGCAATATGGTCACTCTGCATCAGCTGTGCCGTGCCGCCCGAAGCGGGAGCACCGCCGCCACCCGTTGTCATCATAATGTCCTGCGCAATGCCTTCTGCCGCTGCGGGATCTACCTTTTGCGCCATCATGAGTGCGAGCTGCATATATTGCAGCAGCTTCTGATACATCGTGCCGTTCTGCGCAACCTTTTGCATGATGCCGTCCTTGCCGTCAAACTCCATCATATCAAGGCACATAAGCGTCTGATCGGTCATTTGCGGGTTGAAAAAGCCCATCTTGAAGAACTGCAAAGCAAGCTCGTTCTGCGTGACCTTGGTATATACGTTCTTCTTCTGTGCCGATACCTTAATATCGAACACGGGAAGTCTGAAGCCTTGATCTTGACCGAATGCGCTGCCTTGCGCCTGCTGCTGAAGACTCGCGTTGGTGTAGCTTACGTACTGCTCTGCGCCGTACTGACCGAGAATACGGAACTGACGCGGCATATCGTAGAACTGGCGTATCAATTCGATGCACAGCTCAATGATCTTACCGTATGCGCGATATGCGGAGCGAGTGCTGTCCTTGCTGCCCTTGCCGCTTGCTTCCTGCAAAGCAGCAATAGCGGAAGCAGCCGTAACGCCCGAACTGATATTGCCCGTGCTCGTCTCGGTATTACCCGACGTTTCGCGCAGCTCCTGCACGGCTCTGTCATACACGTTGATGTAGTTTCCGTCCAACGAATTATGCTGAATGACGCGGAGTGAGTTTTCGTCCGTGCTGCCTGCAACGTGCACGATAGGCTTTGACAGATCAAGGAACTCTTCCTCATTGATCGCACCGTCACCGCGCGAGAAGTAACGAGGCACAGCACCTACCTGTGCATTCTTGACAAAGCTCGTGTTGAGAATGTCAATGGTTGTCTGCGGGCTGCGGCACAGATCAACGTAGCCGTAACCGCAAGGAGAACCCTCAATAGGGTACAGAGCATCGAACACGTAAGGGTACAAGCCGTGATCGTACAAGCCGCGCTCTGCGACGGAAGGACCTGCTTCCACGACAATAGGTTGACCCGTAATAGGATCAACAGCCGGCTTCGTGGGTCGCTGCACGTCGTTCTCGGTCGCGTATATGACGGTATCGCCAACGAACTTACAGTACTGCAAGGTGTTCTTTCCGCCGATATACTTGTGATAGTACACGTCAATAACCGTGTGCTTGTTCTCGGTTTTCACTTGATCGTCGTAAAGGAACTTGGTACTCATAAAGGACTGACCTTTGAGCTTACCCGCAAGCTCGGGGTATTTCTGCTCCAAAATGTCCTTGTCCCAAAGCTCGGTATGGAAGAAATAGCGGCTCTTTTGAATGTCGGTCACGCCCGGCTCCCAATAGATGTTAAGCAGATTGACGCGCTCGACGGCAATATCTCCAAGCCCGTTAAGCTTGGACTTGTCCCAAATGATCTTATATACGCCCGTGCCCGTCTTGATCTTCTGCCACATGACATCGGAATAGGTGCTTTCAAAGTGGTTTTGTTCAAGAATACAAGGCACAATGGAGGACAGCATACGCGCCTCGCCCTTGTCACCTTCCTCACGAGGCAAGATGTTAGGCTCGGGAAATGCGTCCATGGCGTCGGCGTGCTTGCTGACGATTACGTTGTGCAGCCAGCCCGAAACACTCGTATAGCCGCCGTCCTTGCCGACGTTGGTCTGTTTCTGCTCGACCTCGGAATTGCGGAGCTTCCACCATTTTTCGGACTCCAAGATGCGCTGTTCCGTGTTGGTCTTGCCGCTCTTGTATTCTTGCAGAATGTGCATGAACTCCTTGACCTGCTCCGCGCCAATCGCCGCTTGTGCTGCCGCCATAGGCTGCTGCGGCTGTCCTGTCTTGGCGGCATCGGGCTTATGTTCGATTATCATATGGGGATCTCCTCTCTTAATAGCGTCGTAAATTCGTAAACTGATTCAGCGGGTCAGATACGATGGTCTTTTTCTCTGTCGGTATGATCGGCGATATGGGGCGTGACATACACATATAGCGCACCTCGTCGGGGCAATGGTCCTCAAGCGTCGTGTCAATGTCCTCAGGTCTTGTCTCCGAGTACATCATCAGCGGTATTGTGCGGATAAATGCCTTGCAGTTATTGAACACATACATTCGCGGATAGCCGTTCTCGTCAAACTGCAATCTGTAATGCACCTGCATCCAACCGGGTATGCGCTCATGATCACCGGGAGAGAAGTAGATACCATACTTTTCAGCCGTCTCTGCTATGCTCTCGCCTCGGGAGCTGTCCCATATAGCAGGGTCAGCCACGCTGTCCACGATCTTGCGGTTCTTCAGCCATGGGTGTTCGCGCTCAAAGTCTCGTATGCGTCGGAACTGCTCGTCGGGCGACCACTTAACGCCCTCGTTCGGGGTCTGTGTGCAGCCGTACATTTCCATAATGCGGTATAGCGTACCGTCGTAGTCCACCGCCCAATAACCAAGAGAAAACGGCTTATTGTAGCCGAAGTCGTATGATCGCATGATATTCCAACCGCGGCACTCACCGCTGTTCAGGTCAAAAGGCTCAATAACGTGGGTAAAGCGGCGTTGCGCCAACGCTTCCTCCACGGTAATGCCCGCCTTGGTGCACAGATCAATATCGGGTGTCGGTCGAAAGTCCTCAAAGAACTGTCCCTCGAATATGTCCCATCGCCCATATAACCACGCCTCACGCAGCTTAGGCGGCAGGGCTTCCAACTGCTTGATATAGTCGGGTTGGCTCTCCATAAGTGCCTTGTTGTCGGTCACAAGGGCTTGAATAAACTCGTAGTCCCCGGGCACTTCCCCGCTCTCGTACTGCTTGTCTATGAACAGTCGCTTGATATAGCCGTGCGACACACCGCCGGGGTTGCAAGTGTAATAAATACGCTTGGGAAAGCTGTTAACACCACGCACGCAGGCCGTGATCTTCTTGATCCACATTTCTTGAAGCTGCGTAGCCTCGTCAAGAAAGATAACGTCGTATTCCGCGCCTTGGTATTGGTCAAGGTCACCATCTGTAGCGCAATAGCCGAAATTAATTGTGCTTCCGTTGGGGTAGATAAAGACCTTTTCTGTTTTGTTATACTTGGCTATGCCATTGAGTTCAGCTCTAAGCTGGTTTATATGGTTGTTTATGAGTTCCTTATATGTCCGACGAACTATGAGTATCTTTATACCGCCAAAGCGTAGGCATAAGCGTTTTGCCTTATCACGCACCGCCCACGACTTACCGCCGCCACGTGCGCCGCCATAGCCTATATGCTTCTTGTGTGCCGCAAGAAAAAGCTTCTGCCGTTCATTCGGCTCTTGTAAGACAATTCTTTGCTTACTCATTCGTTCCACTCCTCAGGGCCCGCCATGAATACAACCTCAATCTCGTTGACGGAATCATCTTCCTTGTCCGCTTGCTTGCGCAGGTTAGCGATCCTTGCCTCTTGCTCTCTGCTGTCGGCATCAGACTTAACGCCAAGCAGCTCGCGCAGATCGCAAAGGGACGCGGTCAAGCGCCGTATAGCCGTCGTGTCCTTGGGGTCAACTGCTTCAATGGCTCTCTCGAGCTTTGCAGTCATTTTGCCGACCATCTTGTCATACTTCCCTACGGCAGCGGCTCTATTTTTGGAAATTTTTTCGATGCTTTTTGTAATTGTCTTTTCGGCGAGTTGTTTGCGCTGCCCGCGCCAATCCTCAGCCTTGGAACGTTTGTATATGGCGTCTACACTTACGCCATACTTTTCTGCGAGCTTCCTGTATGACGTTGACTCGTCTGCGATATATTCTTCTCGTAACTGATTCCAATCCAACACACAGGACGTGCTCCTTTCTGTCTGATCTTACGAATATATGATACAACAATGGCAAAGCAAATCTAAACACACCCCCCACGCAAAAAAAGACGGGGAATATGGTACTCCCCGTCCGTATGTATTATGTCGGATATTTGCTGTCAAGCGCCCGGCACACAAGGCAACGCTTGTGCCCTTGAATATTGTCGCAGTGCCGCGCCGTGTACTCCTTCAGCTGCTTTTTGTCCTCAAATACAAGATTGATAGTGTTTGTCTTGTCTGTCCCCTCGCAGCAGATCCGATTGTCGTTGTGCCTGCGATAAAATGGGCAGACCGCATACTTGGATACATACTCGGACATACAACATCACCTTCCTTTTATTTGTTCTGCTCGGCTTTTTCAAGCATCTTTTTCAGCCGATACTGCCAATCGCCGTCGTCAAGGTCGCCCGCTTCCTCGCGGAATGCATGGTAGTAGAGGAATGCAAGCTTTTCCGCGCTCTTGATAAACTTCTTGAGCAACGCGGAATCCATCTTGAATTTCAACGTGGACGTTACCTTGGTGTCAAGTCCCACCTCGATCACAAGCTCGCCCGGCTCGTGCGGGATCTCGTCAAGGAGGTTGTCTTGCGGTGCAGGTCTGAAAACGACTCTGATCGGGTAGGTGTCCTCTTTTACCTCACACTCGTAACCGGCAGCAACCTCGCAGTACTGCATCAGGGCGTTTCTCGTAGATTCAAATTCTGTTCTTGCTTTCATTTCTTTTTTTCCTTTCTTTGGTGAATTTATTATTTGTTTTCGGATTCGCTTTCCAGCACTTCGTCCAAAATCTCGACAGCCTCGCGCAGAGCGTCACTCTGAATCGTTTTCAGCGTCCACGAAACGCCCTCGATAATGCCGATGGCTCTCTGCATCTTTTCTCTGTTTTCCTGTGTCATGTTTGATCCTCCTTGTATTTCTTTTTGACTTCGTATTCGTATGCAACAACGGAGTGAAGAGCAACAGAAACACCGATTTGCGCACCACGATATTCTTTTTTTTGGTCAAAATCGGGCTCCAATGTTGCTTTATATCCGTACTTATCGACCATGTTCTGCAATAGGAGCTTAACGCCCGCAAAAATCTCGTTCGAAACCTCTCTCTTGGCTTCGGCAAGCTCCGCTTCGTGCTTTTCCTTCAAGGCTCTGATTTCCTCCCGGTGTTCAAGACAGATCTTGTCTATGGCCATGTTGCACTCTCGAGCCTTATCTTGTAATGCCTGAGAGTATTCGATCTCCTGCGCCGCAAGAACCTTGACCGCGCGCTTCACCTCGCTCTTAGGTACTACGTCGGCGGTAGGGGCATTTTGCACCGCTTTTATAACGCTTATAGCCATATCAAGAACGCTTGCGCCTTTTGATAAATCAATATCCAACTTCAGCGCATCTGCATCAATATATCGTGCCATATCACTTAACCTCCTTTCACGTATAAATCATAGATGGCAACGGCACTTCTCGTAGACAGCTCACTAACGCCACGTTCAAATTCTTGCAAATACGCTTGATTCGACTCTTCATTTTCGAACTCATAGAGGTTATTATAGAAAATAGATATCGGACAGCCAAATAACCAATTATCCGTACCGCAATGAAACATACCACCAACCATGCTGTTGTATCGGATTCCACCCCACGGCAACTTTTCGCACACGGAATAGCAAGTAGCACCGCACACCTTTTGCGTCATAACAAAATAGTTTTCAGAAACAGCCTTTACGCGCATAGGTCGTTTCCAATTGTTTATCTTAATCAAGTCACCGACCTTGATAGCGTCCAAGATCTCTTTTGTCACGTTTGTATAATGCGTATATTGTTTGCTCATACGTTCTCCTTTCAACCAAACTTGTGTATTGCATATAGGATAATAACCACGAATAAAGCCAACGGTAACAAAATGCCGAATCCAATGGAAAGTACGCCATGGAATAATTCAAGCAGGGCTGTTGTCATCATCGTCGTTATCCTCCCAATCGACCTCGCTTTTTCCGTGATGCTCGCAATTTTCGTTATTGCAAAATTCGCAATCATAGCGGAACTGACACCCGACACACTCAAAGGCGCAATCTTCATCTGATCCACAAATGAATGAGCTACAGTAATGTCGTGGCATATCATTCTCCTTTCGCCGCGTCCCAATCTAAGCGTTGACCGCACACCGGGCAATACTGATGAATTTCATAATCAAGCTCATATCTGTCACCACAATTCGGACATATCCAAGTGTCATAAATAAGCTCTCCGCTATCATCATATCCATCGCCTTCAAAGTTGGGCTTTTGGGGTATCTGCTTTTGCAAAGCCTCCGCGATCTTCTTTTCGTTCAAGACGATTTTCGTCTCGATCCCATTTTCAACGGCAATTTGCTTGATTTCGCCAAGGATCATGCCATCAACCGCCTTGACTCTTTCAATGGCTATTTTTTCGATCATGCTGTCTAAATAATACATATCACTTACCGCTTTTCCTGCATACATATCGCTCTCCGCTTTTTTTGCTTCTTCAAACAACTTGCAGGCATTATGACCCCAAGTGATATGCTTTATTATCGGTTCTCCGTTATGTTTCTGCACATGACGGTTCCTGCCGCCATGGCACAAAAGGTACGGCCGCTTTGAACACGTGCCGCTGTGCCCATTTTCTTGCACAAAATATTCACACTCTTTACAAGTCGACATATCACTCACCCCCCTTTATCCTCGAGCAGCAGCTCCAAGGCGCTGATCTGCGCCCGGAGCGCGGCATTCTCTGCCAAAAGCCCTTGCAGCCGCAAAGCCACGGTCGTGATCTTAATCCAACGATTATAGGGAATGCCGCTGTCGGCATATTTCCTCAGCCAGTCGATCAGTTCCTCGGTCGTTTCAACCTTTTTTTCGTCTGCCATTTAGCACACTTCCTTTCTATTTGACTTTCCTATCCTTCATAGCCATTTCCAAAATAGCCTGATAGTGTGTTTTTTTCTTATAACGCTTGCCGCTTTTCTCGCATTCAACGACAATGCCGAAGTACTTTTCCATTTCATCAAGGGTCAGATAGTCACAGAGATAGGCAAATTGCTCGCTGCTCATAAGTACGACTCCTTGACCAAGCTCGCCACCTAAATACTTGCGTCGCAGCCCTTCTTTGATCTCCCGCCTATAAGCCTCGGCGTCCTCGCCTTCAAAGCCTTCCTGTTTGACCCGATTTTCAACGTATGCTTCCTCGCGCGCTATAGAACGATTGAATGAATGAAATTCTTGTTCTTCTCCTTCTTCTTCTATAGCGTTACCGCTCGTTACATCAGCGTTACCAGTAGCGTTACTTGTAGCGTTACATTGCGTTACATCAGCGTTACTTTTGTTAGCTCTGCACCTTGCAACTCTTTCCCGCGTTTGCTTGCGGATTTTTTCAAGCCCCTCAATGTTCTGATATTTCTCCCAATTCAAGATCTGAATAAATCCCGCATCGTCCTTGAAAAGCATATCGTGTTCCTCGAACACCTTGATAGCGGCATCTACAACCGCGCGTGGCTTTTTCAGCTCGTCGGCAAGAGAAACAGAGTCAAACGGTTTTTTGGAAGTAATATAAACCGCGCCGTCGTCGTTAATTTCTCCCGCAAGGCAGAGAAGCTTGAACCAAATCACGATGAACGTGTCGCCGTTCTTCATGCGCTCTATCGCGCTGATCTTACGGCTCGTTCGAAATGTTTTTAAGTAAAGCTTTATCCACTCGGCTTCTGCCATAAATATCCCTCACTTTCCGCAAGCCTTGACCTTGATCCCCCTCGGCACTTTTCGTTCTACCTTCTGTATAAATTCTGCTTCACGGCTCGTCGCGTCGGACAGGTGCAAAAGGTGAATTTCTCTGCACGCCGATAGATCAAGCGTAGAAAGATAGTCACAAAGGGTATCAATCTCCATGTGTGAATTGGTAATACGGTGGCGCACCTTCTCGGGCAGCTTCGTGCAGCGGTCAAGCACGCACTTGTCATAATTGGCCTCAATCGCGAGGATATTCAGCCCCGGAAACTTGTAGCGCAGATTGACCGTATCGGTCGCAAAGGCAAGCACGTCGCCGTCCACGCGGCTCTTGATCAGAAAGCCAAGAGGCTCTGCTGCGTCGTGAAAGGTGGTAAAAGGCACAATGTCAAGGCTGCCAACGTTAAATTGCTCCATGTGCTCGATAAGCGTTGCCGTGTCTGCGCCAAGTGCCTGCGCAGTGCCTTCGCTCATGTAAACGTCCATGCCGCGCGTCAAGAGATCAACGGCGCATTGTGCATGGTCCTTGTGCTCATGGCTTACAAAGCAAGCCGCGAAGTCAGAGAGGGTAAAGCCCGTGAGCTTCTGTAATTGCTTGTAGGAGACCCCGCATTCGAGAAGAACGCGGGTATCTTTGTCCCCCACAACGTAGGCGTTCCCGTGTGACGAGGACGCTAATGACTTAAATATCATTATTTTCCCTCCGATCTTCCATGGCTTTTTTGCTGTTTTCGGATTTTGTCAGCCATTGGCAATTCGAAGGCTCGTAATTACCATTCACGTCAATTCGATCAATAGTAAGCCCATCGCGATACCCGCTTGCCATAGCCCATTCATAGAACTTTCTAAAATTATCTCGCCATTCATCGCATACGGTAATACCTCTACCGCCATACGAATTATAATGGGAATGTTTTTTATAATAACAACGCTGTTTCATGCATTTCCATACATTATGTAATTTCTGATTGTCGCGCGACAGCCCGGGTCTGTATAGACAGCCACACGATAAAGTTCGTCCTTTTACAAGGTTGAGCATTAAAACGCTTTTTGTTACTCCGCAAGAACATCGGCATAACCAATAAGCACCGCCCGGTCCGTATTTGTCATAGCTCAAAACCGTCCAATTACCGAACGTCCTTCCGCTAATGTCAATTCTTTCGCTCATATCGGACAAGACACCTCCCCTGTACCTGTGTCAACTTTTATCTCGGTATCCGGGGCATGGCTTTTTTGGAATTGCGTTGATTTCTTGATCTTATCCTGAATCCACTCGGGAAGCTCCGCGAATACTTCGTCGTTCCAAGCGTCCATGTCCCACCTGATAGGCTTGGTCTCGGTGGTCGGTGCAGGAAAGCCCCTCGGTATAGGCATAAGGTTGTCCACGTTGGCATATTCCTTGGTCTCGTTCAATACCACGTTGAGCTGACAAGCCTTACCGATCTGATCGAACAGATCGAACTCCATAAATTCCTCGTCGGAATAGCTCTTGCCGTTCCACGATTCTACGAACTTTCGCAGATTGCTCTTATTTGACCCCGAAATAGTAAACTCTTTGGAAAGCTGTCGGGGCTTGGTCTCGCCGTCGATCTCAATGGTTTCTCCGGGCAGCTCCCATACGTACATACCCTTGTAGGAATAGTTTTTGAACTTCTCGGAATACTGCTCTCCAAGATCAATGAACCCGATGCATACTGCCATATAAACGCCCGGCTCTACAGGCGGCACTTTCGGTTTTGCTCTGTCCTTAATTTTCATAGTTTACTCTCAGCTCCTTATCTGCTTCCGACACAACAAGTCGGATAATTTGATTGTTTGAATGTTCAAGTCTTGTCACGCTCTCTGCGTTATCCACAAACAGAGGAACGCTTACACCGTAGGCGGTGGATAGAGTGTTGATAATGTCGATACCCACGTTGATCTTTGCACCGCTGTTCAGGTTGATATAGGGCACGCCCTCGTACACGACGTCGCAACGGTCCTCAATGCCGCCGTTTGCCTGCTCTCGGAACAGACGGAATTTTGCAACGCGGAACATACTGTTGATGCTGTCCTCAACGAACTGGGTCTTGTATCTCGTGTATTCCTCGATCAGATACAGCATGTTTTCGATGGATTCAAGAGCAGCAGCAGCGTTGCGTGCGTCCTCTTGCAGCTCTTCCACGCGGCGGTGGGAGTATTCAAGCAAGGATTCCTTGCCCAGCACCTCCATGCGTGCGGCAATCTCTCTCTTGACCGCCAAAACCTGCTGCGCAAGGTCACTACGAACAGCGGAGGTATTCATCATCATGTCGGCAAGCTCGCCGTTCAAAGCAGCGATTCTGTCCGTGATAGCCTTATGCTTGTCCGCATATCCCGCCATGTCCTCAGGCTCTACGCGGGAAGCCTCTGCGCGGTCGATCTCTGCTTGCTTTGCCTCAATGCAGGTCTTAACAAGGGTGATCTCGTCCTCAATGGTTCCGATTCTCGCCTCAACGTCTGCCTTGGAGTCTTTGAGCGTGTTGGCTGCATTCTCAATCTCGCGGTGGCGTCTGCGCTTGTCCGCTTCAAAAGCGTCCTTGGCTGCCTGAATTTGCGCGGTGGGGAGCGTTTGACCGCAGGTGGGACATACGCCGCCCGCAAAGGTTTCGTTGTTTACAGCGTGCCAGCGTTCGCGGCAAGCGGATATTTTATCGTTAAGATCGGGAAGCTTTTTCTTTTGGCTCGCAAGCGCAGCCTCCTTGGTCTTAAGCTCGGTCTGATAACGCACAAGCTCGCGTCGCAGCGCAGCCACGTCCACGCTGCCCTTGATCTGTGAGTCACGGTACAGGTTGTTATCGCTCTCAAGCAGCTTCAGCTCGAACTGCGCTTCCTTGATCTCCATGCGCTTAGCCTCGGCAGCGGTGTCATGCTCAATGGCAATCACTTCCGCTTCCAGTCTGTCCTTCTTGCCGGTCAGCGCGATCACCTCGGCACGCGTTCCCGCAAAGTCGATCTGCTGCACGTCCGCAATGGTTTTCTGACATTCGCTGATACGCGCGGGGATCTCGGTCTTATCGACTACGAATCCGCGCTTCTCGGCGGTAAGCTTCTTTTTGTAGTCCTCAACGGAAAGCTTGCCCATGCCCTCGGCAAGAGGAATAAACCGCACGTCCGTCGCCATGATGTGCGCATCGTCGGAAACCGCCGCAACCTTAAAGAGAACGGCGCGTCTGTCTTGCCATGTGATACCGTCCGCAAAGTGCGATACGCTCGTCAGCAGTCGGAACGTGTCCTCGCTCACCAATTCGTCAACCTTGTCGCCAAAGGTGTATTTCTTCACGGGAACACCGTTTATGTAATACTCGCTCGTGTTGCCGTCGTAGGTCTGCTCGCTGCGGCCGCGCTTGGTAGTCCATATTTCTTTGAGAGTGCGGCGCAACGTGATCTCTTCGCCGTCTGCAATCAGAACAGCCTCAACCGCCGTTTCTGCCAAATGGTCAAGAACCTCGCCGTTCTCTCCCAATGGCTTGATCTCAATGTTCTTCTCGCCGTTGCCCTTGCTGTCCTTGCCGAACAGCAGCCAAGTCAGCGCGTCGTAAATACTGGTCTTGCCCGAGGCATTGTCGCCGTAAATAGAAGCGTTGCTGCCGTTAAATTCGAGCGTCAGACTCTTGTGGCACTTGAAATTTTCAAGCGCAAGTCGCATAATTTTGATGTTTTTCATTCCTTTTTCCCTTTCCCTTATTTCGAGTAAAATTTTTCTTTGTCGGAGATATAGAACACAAAATAAAAGTGTTTGCCGTAATCCTCGATCATGTCGCCCGTTCTCGAAAGTCCGTGTTCTTGTGCGATATGCAGCACAGATTCAATCAAGTCGTGTCGGTCAGGATAATATGTAGGTGAGCTTGTGGGAATATCGTATTTGGTCAATATAATGACTTGGTTCAGATTGTCATAAAATCCGGACAAATCGAATTCCACTTTTTCAATGAATTTGCAAAGAAGCAGATCTGCTCTGAGCGCTTCGATTCTTTCAAGAATTCCGAACCTTTTTGCCGTTTCTCTCTCGGTGTTCATCATTGGTACTCCTTAAATGATTAGATTTTCTGTTTTTTCTTGGACGCGATCTTGCGATACTCGTCCGGGTGGTTGCTGTAGTACATACTCATGGCCTCGCCGATCCGCGCCGCCATTCTGTCAAGTTGTTCGGGGGTGAGCTTGTCAACGGGCTGCCCTCCGACAAAGATCGTATATGTAAGCTTCTGTTCTGTCCTTGGCATATAGCCCCCTCCCTTCGGTCTGTTTGTTTCATACTATGTAGGGTCATTCGTCCTTGTTACAAGTGCCATTCACTATCCCTTACCTGAAAAGCGTCGCCGCATTGGATAATATCGGGGTAATTGCTCATAGCGATCTGCTTGGCGAACTTATCAATCTCATAAGCGTAGTATTTGACGTTCGTGAATCCCATCTTATCCAAACAGTAGCGACCAGTACCGATGCCGTCGTACATGGATAGCACCACGATTTCCTCGTCGCGTGGAACGTCTTTCAAAATGCCGTTGAGAATGTGTATGATAACCTCTGCCGTCCAGCCGTTGCCAAGCCCCTTGTAGCGTTGTGCATCGCTCACAGCGCGTGTATAACCGTCGGGCAGCGTTTGCAATCTCTCGCACTCGACCGGGGTAAGCTTGCGGATAATATAAAATCCGTCGGGCAACTTGATCGGGTACTGCTTGTCCTTGATCGTGATAATGCCGTCTCTGACTTCGTAAACGGTATAAACCTTACCGTCAGCACCGCTCACAGCCTTGGTGGGCTTACCGTTCTCGTCCCATTCGATTGCGGTAGCGTAGTAGGGAAGAATCTCGATTACACCTTGCTTACCCATAAATCCATCGGTTTCAATATCCATTCGCAAGTCGCGTTGCGAACAAGTCTGATAACCTGCTGTAATTGTACGGCTCTTATCTTGTTGCCTTTGACCGCAAGGCACAGGCTCGGCAACACCTGTAGCACCATAAGTAGATTTGTAGCAACACACGTTCGCTACGCTCGTTTTATGGTACTGTGCCTTGATTGTTTGCGATTTTCCGTCGGTGGTGACATTTACAGGCTCAGCAACCATGCTGTCTGTCGGGACTGTGGTTAGGCAATTCGCTTTTTCTTCGCCAGTAGACTCGTAGACTTTGTGCCACTTGTCGTCCTCACCTTTTCTACCGCGCCATCCCACACCGACAGGCTCTATCCCCATCGTGTTTTGCTGTTTCATGAAATACTCACGGTGCGTGGTACGCCCGACGCTTGCTGTGACGCAGCGGGACTTGTCACGATCTGCGACGCCTGTTTCAAGAATATCCTTGAGCAGAATCCCTCTATCCTCGGGCTGATCAACTTCCCAGTTAAAGGCGTAAAACCTTTGCCTGTTCTGTGCGCTAACCAACGCGGAGTTTATGTACATCAGATCAACCCCAAGCTCTTTGCTGATTTGATCCTTAATCGGCTGAGCCGCCGATTTGTTGTTTTCGTAAAGGAAATAATCGGGCTTGAATTTTTCCTTGGCTATCAGATAATTCTCGAACAGCTCCCAGCCCAAACCCTCCGGCTCGGTTTCTCGGTTGTTCTTTTGTGCGATGCTCCACTTTGTACATGGAGAACCGCCGATTAAAATTCTCATTTAATCCTCCTTTCAAGTGTAAAGTGTCTTATAGGACACTTAGTGGGCAAAAAAAATACCCATAGGCGATTCGAGGTTTAAGTAGTCCACGATGGTCTGAATCTCGCTCTGGGTAAATTCCGAAGTCCCATTACATTTCCTATAAAATGCAGAACGAGAAATACCAATGACTTTGCACATTTCATCAATGGTAACGCCCTTTTTCTTCATTTCGTATTCGAGTAATGCCTTATCCATAATTCCGTCCTCCTTTCTTAGTAAGTCGAATTGTGTCGTAAAGGACACTTTTATGGTAGCATATCCCAAATCGTTTGTCAAGAGGTTTTTTGTCTTTTTAGAAACTTTTTTTGAATTTTTGCGAAAATAGTTGCACAAAGGACACTTTTGTGCTATAATGGGGACGAAACGGAGGTGAGATAACATGAAAGTGAAAGATTTAGTACAAAGAACTGAAGTGCCGATCGGAGATATGGCGCGTAAAATACGAGAACTCCGCCAAGATCGCGGACTCACGTTAGAGCAGGTCGCTACCGTTGTCGGTGTTGGAAAAAGCACCGTGCGCAAATGGGAAACTGGCATGATCGCCAATATGAAAAGAGATAAAATAGCAGCCCTTGCAAAAGCATTGGGCACTACGCCCGCTTATCTTATGGGCTGGGAAGAAGCCGACAAGGAAAAAGAATCCCCCGCCGAGATAAATCTCACCGAGGGAGAAAAGATGTTGCTTGATCTGTTCAGGCGGATTCCTGAAGAGAATCGGGCGATGGTTTTGGAGATGATTCGAGCTGCTGTAAATACTCAACTATAACCGCGATTGCGATTTCCAACGCTTTCTCCGGGTTACTTGAGTTACGTATAAAATGTATCATTTCTTTTTCGTGATCTGTCATACCTAAATCCCTTTCACCTATGTAATTGAACGTGTGTTCTGATTCCAATTATAAAACGCTTTCAACGTGCCGTCAATACCCAAGTTTGTATATTGGCAAACCAATATTTACCACCATTCGGACAAAATTATCATCAAGGAAGGACAAAAATATGTGGCTTGATAAATTAAGAGAATTGAGAAAAAAGTCGGGAAAGACAAATAAGTACCTTGCGGAACAAATGCACAGGTCAGAACGTACCATTGGACGTTTCTTTTCGGGAGAAGCGGACCTCGGTATTGACGAGCTGCAAAAGATGGTTGACCTCATGGGCGGCAAGCTCGAGGACATTCTTGACGAATCTGACTTCAAGCTGCCCACTCCCGAGGTCGAAACACTCAAAAAGGAAATCGCTTCTCTTATAACGACTATTGAAGAAATGACGGCAAAAGAAACGCTGCTCAACGCAGAAATTGCCGCAAAGGAGAAACAAATTGTCAGACTTACCGCAGAAAATGACATTCTGCGCATAAAGCTTGAATATGAGCAGAAGATCGCCAATCTGCACGATTATTACAATAAGCTGAAATAAGGGAAGCGGAACGATTTGCGAGGTACATAACATGGGAATTGGAGAAGTGCTTTTCAAAGTGTTGGTGGTGGTGTTTGGCACGATCGGCGCATTTAACTTAGGACTGGGTTGCATTCTTACGATAGAAAAAATATCAAAAAAATTACAGCCTAAGTGGATATACATATATATTATCTCTACCTCTTTAGGAATTGTGGCATTGCTTATTATATCGAAACAATTTTCATAGAAAGGAGCACCAAATGGAATATCATAAATTATATGAAGAATCCGAGTTGTTATTAAAAATCGGCGCGGCGTATATCCGTGTATCGGACGAACGCCAGGACGAATACAGCCCGGACAGCCAGTTAAAGAAGATCAGGGAACACGCAGCCAAAGACGGAGTTGTGATCCCCGACGAGTACGTGTTCTACGATGATGGTATATCGGGCAGAAACGTCAAAAAGAGAAACGATTTTAACAGAATGATCGCTATGGCAAAAGAGAAGGACCACCCTTTCGAAGTGATCTACGTTTGGAAATTCTCTCGTTTTGCCCGCAACCAAGAGCAAGCAATATTATTTAAGAACCTGTTGCGCAAGAACGGCGTTTCCGTTGTTTCGGTGTCCGAGACGATCCCCGATGGACCTTTCGGAACGCTGATCGAGCGTATTATCGAGTGGATGGACGAATTTTATTCCATCAACCTCGGCGCGGAAGTACAAAGAGGCTTTGCGGAGAAAGTATCGCGAGGCGAGCCCGTTGTCCCGCCACCGTTCGGCTATGTCATGATAGATAAGAAATACTATCCCGACGAGGAAAGCGGAGCTGCTGACGTCGTTCGCGAGGTGTTCACCCTGTATGCCAACGGCGCAGGACTGAGAGAGATCGCCGTCATGCTCGGAGAACGAGGCGTACGCACCAAGTACGGTAATGTGCCCGATAATCGGTGGATCGAATATATGCTTCGTAACCCCTGCTACATCGGCATGATCCGTTTGAGCCTCGACGGAGTAAGAGCCGTGAGCAAACGTGACTACGATAATGAAAACATCATGACCGTTCCCGGACAACACGACCCGATCATATCTCAGGAGCTGTGGGATAAGGTGCAAAATAGGCTCGATGAAACAAAAAAGGCGTACCCAAAGCACGCAAGGAAAGAGCAGCCCGTGCAGTATCTGCTCAAGGGACTCGTAAGGTGCAGCTCCTGCGGAGGAACTATTGCCATGGCTTCTACCGTAAGCGGAAAATCCAAGGTTCGCACCATGCAATGCTGTAACTATTCAAGAGGCTCATGCCATACCTCGCACTCCATCACAATGCCGAAGATCGAGGCAGCATTTATGGAGGCACTTCGAGAAATAGTAGAAACAAAGCAGTTTACCATTATACACAATGCACCGAAAAAAACCGACACCGCCGCAGTCGATTATGACAAGCTGATCGCCTTAGAGGAACGCCGCCTTGACCGCGCAAGAGAAGCATACCTTGCCGAGATCGACACCATTGATCAATACAGCCAAAATAAAAAAGAGATCACCGCAAGGATAGATGATCTCAAAGCACGAAAATCCAAAGATGCCACCGCCACAGAGGTTGACGTGGAAGTGTTCGCAAAGAAAGTCATGTCCGTAATGGAGCTGCTTGAACAAGAAGACGTTTCCGCAGCAGCAAAGAACGAGGCACTTCATACCGTTATCGAGAAAGTCGTTTTTGAAAAAGCCAAGAACAATTTGGCTATTTATTTTCACGATATTTAATCATCATAAGTTGCATTTAGGTGGGACTGATTGCATTTTATGATAATTATTCAAACACCAGTAAAATAGCACCCCCACGAGCTGTGAGGGTGCCTTTTTATGCCTTCACCACGATAGCGTCATATCCCGCTGCCAGCAGTCCCCTCTGCATGGCCTCGGCGTTTTCCTTAACGGAATAAGCGCCAACCTGCACGCGATATGTAGCGCCCGTGGCTGCCGGGAATTGCACGCCCAGCGTGTTCATGATACCTTTTGCGATCGCTTGGCCCATGGCTTTCTTGCCGCGCTCTGAGGTTAAAATATGGAGGTCAGAGGCGTTGTCAATAAAAGCGCATTCAACGATCACAGCGGGACAGGGCGTCTCCCGGATAAATCCGTAATAGTCCTTGCCGTTGTTATTCTGACGTATCTTAGCACCTCTTGAATTCTGTCCCATGCTCACGATCTCTGCGAGAATGTTATTGGCGAGGATCTTTCCGATGCCGCCACCGTGATGGTAGTACACCTCCGCACCGTCGCCGCCGCCCGCATTGTTGTGAATGTCCACGGCAAGATCGGGCGCAAATGCGATGCACTCTCTGATCTCGTCACTTACGGTATCGTTATCGTCCTTTGTGCGGCTCATTCTGACCGTGATGCCGTGCGCTTCAAGCAGCTCCCTGCAAGCGAGCGCGATAGATAAATTCAAGTCTTTTTCTTTCGTGTTGTCTGATACTGCGCCGGGGTCACTTCCACCGTGCCCAACGCCGATGAATACTTTTGGCAATAGAATTCCCCCTATTCCTTTTTCTTAGGCTCTACGTATGTCATTGCCTGCTTGCTATCAGAAATGCCTTCGGTAGTCGGGTCTGTCACAATGCCGAGAACGGCAAGCACAACGAACACCGCGTCTACCACCGCGAGGATCACGTTGCCAACCTCTCCGAGATCGATCTCCACGCCGAACAATGCAAGGATCGGCTGAATGATCAGAAGAATGGCGGGAATGATGGTGATCCAAAAGTTTTTGTTTTTGAGTCGGACTTTCCAGTTGATGTTCATAATCTTTCCTCCTTTGATTATCTTTTATCGGGTTCATGATATTTCGACAAAGCATCAATGCGTTTGTGGGCATTCTTGGTGGACTCTTCATTTCGGGTAATTCGCTCGTCGAGACTTTTCAAGTCGCCTCTGATATCACGGTTATCTCGTTTCAGATCATCGACCCCGGCTTTGATGTAACCAAGCTCTGTGAGAACGACACCGCCCTCTTTACCCGCGTTTTTATCGTCAGCAGAACGATTGCGACTTAATGCGATAATCGTGCAGATTAAGCTAACAATTCCTACCACCATGCCCGATATTCCGAAAATCCAATCGTTCATGTCTTGTTCCTCCTAAAAACTGTTCGTAATGAAAACCAAAGCCAAATGATACAAGGCAATGGCAGAGTATACTACGAGCAGCACCCACGCTGCCCACGCCGTCCTCGGCTTCTTGTTGATGCAAATACCCACCAAAGCCATCAAAGCACCTACACCGTAAATTTTGACCGCCCACGCGATATCGTTTTCAAAGTACCACCGCATGAGTGGGATTGCCTCTATTTCAACACCGTAGAGGCTCACCCAGTATGCGGTTATAGCGTAGTCAAGTAGGTTTAGAATGTAGGCTATGAGTATCACGAAAGATACTCCTCCTGCTTCACGGATTGGCCGCCTACACGCAAGTAAACGTCTTGCTTTTGACCTACTCCGTTTTTGATAAGGTAGAAGTCTTGCGGATTGGTTACGGGTACGGGGTCGCTTGCATATAGGTAGACCCCACCTTCGGCATTATTTGGGATATCATGATTAGTCCATACACCAACATTTAGACTATTACTCCAAAGAAAAAAACCGATACTGGTCGAATTGTTCTCTCTTGAATTTACACTAATATCACCCCAAGAGTCACCGTCACGCGTTGCCATTAAAAAAGATACTTCCTCACCGACTTCATAATGCGCGTACAGACAAGGATTACTCTGTGAAGGTATCGTCCCATAATACATGGGTTTAGTCGTCATAAAAATGTCGTATCTATTGTAATATCTTTCAATATGGACATATGGATACTTTGTTGTATCCCACTCTGGCAACGCAGGCAACTCTATACCGTTATACAGATAGTTAGCCATTTATATCACCACCTTAAATCAACCAACCATCATAAGCGTGATTTGCTCGTCTTGAATGAGTAACACCATATTCATAATGTTGCCGCCATAAAAACTTGAAATCATTTGATATACTCCATCACCATGAAAAACGGGAGGAGTAAATTCAAAATTTCCGACACCTTCCAAAGCAGCAATGAATCTAACCAATCCTTTATCAAGAGCGGCTTTTATATCTGTTGTGTCAACTTCTAAATTACTGGTTGCTCCAGCTGAAAAAGCGAGGACTGGCAAACCCATTGCAACAAGGTCAAATGTAGGAATTGTATCTCCCTCACTCGGCACAGATGCAAACGGAGGCGCAACGGGAGCGGGCTCGGGTTTCGCTTCCTCGTGCTGCTCAATGACCTCGGCAACATCGTCCGGGACCTCCACGGTCGCACCTGCGGGGTAGGTATATTTAATTCCGTTGACAATGACAACGAAAGGATTTGCACAAGTAGGAATAGTTACAGTTTTCATGTATTTAACCTCCAAAATGATAATATAAGCTTATTCGCCAACGTAGGTGAGCCTAAACTCCCACTTACTCGTTTCTCCGTCATAGGCTATGACAGCCTTGGCGGACGTAAGACAATAGCCGCACTCAAAACAAGCGCCGCCGGTGTTGTTGCCGATCACGCTGAAAACCAAGCCATCATCGTTTTTCGCCTTAATCATCACGGGCAATCCCGTGTCGGCTGCTGCGTCTATTGCCGCTTGATCAGCATCGTTCAAGGTGGTTGTCTTTGAAGGAGTGGAAGAGCTGCACATAGCAATCACAGTTGTCAACTCCACAACGGGCAGGCTGAAACCGCTATCGTTGCCGCTGCTTTCACCGCTCTTACTCGGCACAAGTACAATCGTGCCATCGGGCAAATTGGCAGCGTTCATTTCCTCAACGCTGTTAAAGGTCACGATGTTCGGGCAGGTGCAGCTGTCGCCGCTGTCTGTGCCGCCGCCACCCGCATCATCTTCGGGGAACATTTTCGGGTCAATGCCGATTACCACCGTATCGCCACTAACTGCCACGTTTATACCTTGGACGCCCTTTATTTTCAAAGAGCCCTCTACGGCAAGTTCTCCCGTTTCAATGTCGTCGGTTTGTGTGGTTACTTCGAAACCAACGGTATCAACGCTATCTTCGTTTTCAAAAGGTGCACAGTTGAATACAGACATTACAAGTTCACCTCGCCATTCTCGCCGTTCAAATCAACGGTTGAAGGCGCGGTTTGGGGAATGTTGTGGCAAAAGGTGGTTAAGTTAGCCGGTTCAATACTCATTTTTGTTTCTCCTTTCGTTTGTAAGCGGTTAAGACATGGTGATCGTATAAACAATTCTGCCGACCTCGCCGGGCTGAATTGTCAAAGGTGTGCCAAGCGGCGTGCGGTCGATAAGGAAATAGGTGGTAGTATTGCCGGTTGCGACGATTTTTCTGAGACCGATTTCTCCGACGGTAATAGGAGCGGAGGAAATGTTTGTAATGTTCGCAACCACGACAGAGCTATGGCTGCCGTCGTCGTTATCCACCACGCTTCTTGTCACAGCAACGTTTATGCCGGAGGTTATGGCTTTTTTTAAGAAATAGGAGTCCCCCGTTTCCGCTGAGTTATCGCTGCCTAAAATGATTTCTCCTGTTTGGTGGGTCAACATCGGTAACAATGCTGCTTCGGATTGATATGCCAAAGTTGAAAAGTAGACTGTATCGCCACTTTCTCTGATCAACGATCCGAGTCTGCCTTGCATATGTTTTTCAAGAAAAGCGGTATAATAATTCAAAAGCATCGCTTTTTCCTCCTTTTATTCCAACGCTTCGACCGTTGCCGTTACAGCATAAGAACGGACGATAGCGTTTTTGCCAAAATTCAAACGGGCTTGCACGGTAGGTGGATTGATGTTTGCAGCGGAGGCACGCACCAAGTATTTGTTGTTCTCGGGTGCTTCAACAGCTACCGTGATTTTTGAAAAGCCGGTGTACCCTTCGTCGGGCGTGAACACACCGTTTTCCTTTACGGTTTTCTCTTGGAGTTTAGGCATTCTGCATACGTGTATGCCGGTAATCGGCTCACCGTTTGCATCGTGAGAGGTGTAGCCCTCCAGTAGCACGTCGGGCATTACGGTGTCCTTGGAAGTGTCTACGCCCGGTTTCGGAGCAGTATTGTTAAAGATAGACATATGATCACCCCATTACAATAACGTTCACGCTGATGCTGATCGAGGGCTTGATTCCGTTCTGTGCTTCGTACACAATAAATCCGTCGCCCTGTCCGATCAGGCGCACCCAACAGCGAGCGGCTTCGCTTTCCATTTCCTTGATGGGAACAAAGGAAGAGAACACGTGGGTTTTCGCGGTATCCGACGTCACACCGGGGAAGGTGACTTTGTAATAGTATTTGCCGGGGGTGCTCGTACCGTCCCAACCGCTTGCGGAGAGGGTAATAGTCTTTGCACCGATGATGCTGCCACCACCCGTGCCACCCGTACCGCCGCCACTCGTACCACCGCCAAACTCGCCGCTGTCCACACGGCTCATAAATTCCTCGTAATAGGACTGTCGCGCTTGTTCCGCAACAGCTCTGCTGTTCTCTGCGTCAACTCTTCCCGATTCTGCGTTGATTCTTGCGAGCTCGGCAGACTGCCTCGAAGCTTCTGCATCGATCATTGCGTCAATCGCGGAGCGGTTTTCGTCCGTGATGTTCAGACTGTCGTCGTTCACGACCCTTGCGCTCACGACCATAGTAAACCAAGCCGTGGAAACAACGCTTCCCGAAACGTGGCCGTACAGCGTAAGCTCGCAGTCATGTATGCCCTCCACCACGGCGGTGTTTTCGTTCTGCATAAAATCATAGACGATTGTCGAATCGCTTTCGATAGGGCAGAACGCCTGCAAATGAGTGCCCGTCGGTCTATGTATAGTCAGCATAGCAAGGCTGCCGTCGGGAATCTTGTACGGTACGCCACCGTCGGAAAGGTTTATAAGGAATACTTTTCCCGTGTCGCCCACGGTAACAGGTATAGCAATCTGAGAATGCTGGACCTGCATATCAAGTGTAAATCTGTGTTTAGAATAAATCATTGCTTCCGTCCTCCCTTGGGTCATAAAAAGTATAACACAAAAAGGGGCAGGTTCTAAACCTACCCCCCATTGTAATTATTTAGTGCCAAGGTGCATCGCTGATCGTGCTTTTCGCATAATCACATACGTAATACAAAGCGTCTTTTTGCTTCTTAGAAAGGTCAAGAGAATCGATATACTCAAGCACCTTTTCCTTTGCAGAAACAATGACCTTGCCGCGTTCGTCCTTGTCAGACTTTGCGCTGCCCTTGAATTTCCATACGTCGTGGGCAATGTCAACGTCAATGCCCTTCGGCTCGCAATACTCGTTGTAAGCCGTTACGAACGAATAAGACACGCTTTCTCCGTCAAGGCTCGGGTGATCCTTGATAAAAGAATGCACGCTGACCTTCTCGGTCGCTTCCTCCTTGGTCATACCGCCGTAGCGCATATACATTTCGATAGCGCGGCTGGCCGTAATGTTGCCCGCAATAACCTCGTCGCCAATATCGTTGTACTCAATACCGGTCACGACGTAGGAGCTCCATTTGTTGACCGCTTTCGTGATATCCTCGCTGCTCTTGTCGGTGTACTTGGTAAGCATATCCGTTGCCTGCTGCTTGGAGATCTCGCCGCCTCTGTACCACTCGCCAATCTTGCTCGTGATCTGCTCGGTCACTTGCTTTTCGGTATAGCCGTGGGATACAAGCTCGTTCATGGCTTCGTCAATGCTCGCACCGTTTCTGACTGCATCGTATACCTTGTCATAGCGGGAATATCCTTCGCCCGCTTCCCAACCCTGCATGGTGAAGTACGCCTCGTCCTCGTTGTCAACAAGCCCTTGTGCAAGCAGCTCCGCGATTGCTTCGTCAAACGTCAGATAGCCGTCCGCATACGCATACTTGATCTCGTTATAGTCGCCGGGATCGTAGGATTTCACCTTAAGGCTCGGTGCCATTGCTCCGATGGTATTGTTCCAAATAGCAATAACCTCTCGCGTTGCCGCAGCCATAGGAAGCCCGACAATGCCGGAAGCCGCCTGAAACAGCTTATAAATGCCGCCGTACCACGTGTAGTTGGTGTCCTCGCCCGCGATCTTCTGATAAATGATCTGCGTACCGTTGACGAGGCTATCCCACCATTGCATATATACGGACTGCGGAGGATTGCCGTAGGTGTCAACGCCGATAATGGAAAGCAGCTCTTTTGCAAGGTCGTAGAAGTCGGCCATGATCGGAAGCTTATTGATCGGCATGAGCTCGTCAATCGTGTTGCCGCCGAATGCTTCAAGCCATTTTTCAATGAACGTTTCGTATTCATCGTCGTCACGCCAAGCGTCAGCAACAGCCTGAACCGCCGCCAACATCACGGCTGTCAAGCCGTATACGTACAGGGTGCGACTAATCATGTGCTTGTTCTTTTCCCATGCCTGCTGCTTGCTCATACCGCGCTTCATGTCAGCGTTGTACTTATCAACAGCGTCAATCAGCATACTCGCGGTTGTCGTAGGCTCGCTCATAAACGAACCGGTAAGACGCGCCACAACGCCCTTGCTACGCAAATACTGATTCTTGGTCAGCACGCTGTCAACGACCTGCGTCTTGTAGATCACGTCCTCAAAGAGCTTTGTAACCGCCTCGTAGAAGCCTGCATCACCGGGACGAAGCTTCTGCTTCTTGATCACTTCCTCTTTGCTTGCGCTCCACATAGCCGCCCAAGTAAGTGTGTCTGCCTGTTCTGCGCCCCACATACCCCATTCACCAACAGTTTGCTTCCAATCGGTGTTGTGCTTGATCGTCTCTGTCAGTCCTCGGGAAATGTTCACGTCATAGAAACCAAGAGATTTCCACGCGGCAATACCGCTGTGCTTCTGCATTTCCTCAATATTCTGCTTGATCGCTGCGGGCTTTAACTTCATGCCTCTCATGATAGATCCGTAGTCTATCAAAAGAGCTGCACGAGAGATCGCCAAAGGCTGCTGCACGATCACGCGGAAATTGAATGCGACCTGTGCCATATTGTAGCGACGGAGTGCGTTCATGCCAAACGTGTCTGTAGGAACGCCCTGCGCCTCTGTGCCGTTAAAGGCTTTGAGAATGCCCAGCACAAAATCCTCTGCATAGCCACGTTTACCCGCGCCCGGTCGTGTTTCCTCGGTTACGCCATACACTCTTGCCATCTGCTCACGAACGCTGTCCTTCAAGTATCTGTTGCCCTCGCCGTCCTCGGTTTTCTGCTGATAGTTGAACCACTTGATCGCATCAAGAACGGGGAGAGCCATAGCGTTATACTGCGCCATACTCGCCATGTGATTTGCAAATACGTCGAAAATGCTGTAAACGATAATACGGTTATTTGCTTTTTCGTTACGGGACTTTGTAAAGCTCATATTGAGAAGTGCGTACAAGCTCGCCGCGCTCGGGTGTTCGTCTGCCGTTGCCTGCAAGTGTCTGCCGTCGGAGTTGATCGGGAAGTAGTGCTCGTTGGTAAACAGTTCCTCGCCAAAGCGTCTGACCGAAACCTCGTTGCCCCATGCGCCGCCTTGCTCTTGCATAAACTTCTGCATAGCGTCGGCAACCTCTTTCTGTCTATCAGTCAATGCGTTTACAATGATGGCTACGTCGCCCTCGTTCAGCGCGTGACCGTTATCGGAGATCTTCTTGCCGTTTGCTGCGGTATAGGTTGCTACGCGCATACCCTCGCCAAGCATGTGTCGCAAAGAGTCGGGCTGCTTGGAAAGCTCGTAAAGGGACATCATATCGGAAACGCGCATCTTAACTATGCCAGAGCTGATCCTGATATCCTTGGTTTCCTTTTCCCAAGCGTTGACCTCTTTCGTCGAATAAGTCTTTTCCGCAAACTCAACGATCTTTTGCGTATTGAAAGCAAGCCGTGCTTGACCGCGACGCAAGCCGTCGTAGATAGCCACGCCACCTCTGCCGAAACGCTCAAAGGCGTATGCCGGGCGAATCTGCTGCCAAAATACAAAGTCGGTAGCTGCGTTCGATTTGCCGTTGTCGCTTCTCAACTGAGAAAGCTCAAAGATCGTGTTGTCGCCTGCCTCGTAAACGTGCTGATACATAGCGTTTGCATGGAATTTGTTGATCTGCGTGATGTACGCTTTGAGAGTGCGTACAACACCGGAAAGCTGCTTCAGTTCCTCGCTCGTCATTCTGTTAATGACAAACTCACCGCTGTTTTGCTTGACGAGTACGTTCACCGCGTCAATGAAATTCTGCAAGTCTGTCATAAAGCTCGGAGGGAGATCGGTATAGCCGGAATACAAGCCGTCCACGGTGATTTGCTCCTTGAGCGCACCGTTCAGACCGTTCAGCCTCTTCACCAATTCCGCATCAGCTTTAGTCGCCTCACCGCCTCGGAGCTGCTGCTTACTCATGAAGTCGATAGAGTTAAGGAAAGGAATAACGGAATTTTTCAGCACGTCGGGAATATGCTTCACAACGTCCTTATTGTTGGGCTTCATGACCCACGAGATCAGCTCGTTCACGTCAGTTGCGATACGCTCGCGGTACTTCTTGATAGCAGCCGCGTTCCTTGTGCGGTCGCGGTAGCGTTTCAGAATCTCCGCGTCGTGCGATCTCTGCTCGGTTTCAACGACCTTGCGCGCCTTTTTCAGCAAGCTCTCAAGCACCTTTTTGTCCTCAAGAGAGAGAACGTCGGCTTTTGCTTTATTGATCTGATCGTCAAGAACGTGCATACGGTTCAAGGTCTGCTTTGCCGCCTCGCGGTCAACCTTTGCGCCAAACTGCTGCTCCTTGTAAAGTCTGCCTTGCTCTGCTCGGTCGTCCTGCAAGCCTTCAAGCCTTGAAAGGCGGCTTTGGAAGATCTGCAAAGCGTCGCGCTCTGCATCGGTAAGATTGGTTGCCATAAGCTCGACAGCAGCCATTGCCAAAACCTCGCGGTCGCCCAGCGTGGTAGTGCGCTGCTGATAACTGATATCCGCGTCGGCGGTAGGCTGCTTATTGGAAGTGAGCTTGACTTGCTCCGCTGCCTTGATGATAACCACGTCGCCGATCTCTTGGTGTGCGCCCACTCTTGCGTTGCGTACGATCACGCCGTCGTAATCGGCGTTATTCAGTCCGTCAGCAATGCTCGGATAGAGATTGCCGCCCGCAAGCGTTTTTCGATTAGCGTTGATCTCGTAAGGCTTGGTCACGTTGGCATATACTGCGTAGGTGCGGTTATTCGCACGGTTAACGATCTCTCCGGACTCACCCACGGGAATTCTCGCCTTAAAGGTGAAATCTTCAAGAGATACGCCGTCCTCTTCAAGAAGTCTGTTGCTTGCCTCTCTCAAACCGTCAATCAGTTCTTCCTTGGTATAGTCCTCGTCCCTTGCGGCGTTGTTGCTGTCATAAGCGTCCCACGCGCGGAGAACGTCAGATACGGTGAACCTTTCGGGATTTTCGAACAGTTCGCCAAGCGTAGCCTCTCTTGAATGCTCCCACTCATAGCGGCCGTAGGCTTTCTGAATGCGCTTTCTTTCAGCGGAGTACTGCACTTCTTCAAGGCGGTCGTATTCGTCCCAGTCGCGGTTTTCGTTTGCCGCTTTAAGTTGTTTGCTGATTTCCGCATCGGTCAAATAACCCTCGGCACCGGGATTGTCCTTCTTGAACCTTTCAAGATCCTCTGCGCTGTCAAACCTCATATCGTCGTTAAGATAGAAGTTGCCACCGGTCGCCGTCTGAATATCGTCGGTTTCGTTAGGATCAAACAGCTTATGCTGATAATTTCCGGCATAAGAGTCTGCGTCCTTTTGGCTTGTAGTAAACCAATTACCGCCAAGCTTGCCACGGCTCGGCTCAAAAACGGTAAATCCTGCGTTTGCAGTACCGTGATACAGTACGAGAAGGTTTCCGTTCTTATCTCTTGCCTTGGAATCCTTGAAATAATCCGATTGAGCTGCCGTCAGCGCGTTACCGCTTGCGTCTTGCTCGCCGATATACGCGCGGCTCTGCTCCTGTACTGTGTCCTCGTCCACGCTGTCAAGGGACTGTTCCTCTTTAGGATTCAATATCTCCATAACCTCGTTATACCTCGCTCTCTTTTGGTCAAGCTCTGTCTGCTTTGCAAAAGGTGCTGCAATCAGCTTTTCCTGCTCTGCAATATCCGTTTGCAACTCTGCAAGGTTATGTTGCCACAATTTCACCTTTTCGTCAATACTTTCGACAACGCCGATCAGATGATTGATCATATAGGCATGGTTTCCGGGATACGTTTTGAACGGATAGCCTTGCTTACCCACAAGCAAGCCGCCGATACCCTCGCTCGTTCTGATCACGCGAAGTTCAAAGCCTGCAAAGCTTCCCACCTTGGTATATCCGTCGGGGTTTGCCTTTGCCGCCGCTTCTGCCATAAGAGCAACGCCTGCTTCCTTCTTGTCGGCATACTTCTTGTTGCCAACGGTAATGGAGAATTTGCCCTCCGAATAGGTGTCAACGGTTGCAAGCATATCACTTTCGCCGTTTGCAATCTGCTTTTCAAGCGAAGCGATCTGACCACTATCACGCAACAAACGCTCCTTTGCGGAACGAACCGCAGAAACGTGCGCTCTGTAAAGGCTTTCGAGCTTCTTAATATCGGTGTCAAGCTGTACCTGCTCCATGATCAGCGGGCTGCCCGACGCAAGTGCCTTAACCTCGGCAGCGGAGAGAGTAACCTCGCCCGTGTCCTCGGCATCGCGTCCTACGCTGTCGCCATTCATGATCTGATTGATGAAATTCTGCTTTCTTTCGAGAATATCCCAAAGACGCGCATCAAAGCTGCCCTCGGTAACGTAGGTGTATTTGGAAACTTCATCGTTGATGTTGCCTTGTCTGAATGCGCGGCCGTCTCTCTGTTCCACGTCGCCCGGTCTCCAAGGTGCATCAAGGTGATGGATAGCAACGATACGCTTCTGCGCGTTCATACCTACACCCATTTTGCCGGTAGAGCCGATAAGCACTCTTACCTTGCCGTCGTTCACGTCTGCAAACAGTTTCTTCTTCTTTTGGTCGGTGTCCGCATCGTGAATAAAAGCAATTTCCTGTGCGGGAATGCCGCCCTGACGCAAGCGAGCTTTCAGATCGTCGTAAAGCTGTGCGCTTTCAACGTCCATTTCAAGATCATCTGTCTCGGTCGTGTTATCGCTCTTGCCCTTAGGCGTTGCCATATCCAAGAAGATGATCTGTGTTCCCTTGATAGCCTTGCTGTTCTTATATTCTTCAAGAACGTTATCCGCACAACGGAAGATCTTGCACCCTTCCTCATAAGGCAAGGACGGGTCGATCATGCGCTGCGTATAGGATATCTTTCGTCCGTCCGACGTGATCTTCAGCATATTATCCACGGAAGGATCAATGTTCTTGATGTTGTCCGCGCGCTGTTCAAGCTCCTTCATAAAGTCCTGTTGGAACTGTCCGGGCTCGCATACAACCACGTTTACCTTGCCGCCTTTCATTTTCGGGATCTTCAAGCCCGGAATATCGGTCAGCACGTCCGCAAAGTTACGGAACAAGAGTTGAAGCTCGCTCATGTTCTTGAAGCGTGAAAAGCTCTGCTTTACGCGGTAGCCCTGTCCGCTCGGCTTGATCTCCACGCCGTTCACAACCTCGCCAAACTGCTTAGCCCACGCATCAAAGGTGGAAAGTCCAAGCTGATTCAAGAGGTCGGGTTGCAGATATTTCTGCATAATGTACATTTCCGACATAGAGTTCATGACGGGCGTTGCGGTTGCGAATACAATACCGCGTCCACCGTTGAGCTGCTGCAAATAGCGCACCTTGGTATAGAGGTCAAAGGCACGCTTGGAGCCGTCCTTATTGCCAAGCCCCGCGACGTTGGTCATAGACGTGGTGTAGAACAGGTTCTTGAAGTTGTGCGCCTCGTCCACAAAGAGCGAGTCAACGCCAAGCTGTTCAAAGTCGATGTTCCCCTCGTCCTTCGCCTTGTCGGTCAGTTTGTCGATCTTTGTCTGCAAGGATTTGCGCTTCTTTTCAAGGTCCTTAACGGACAATGCCTTGTCGCCCTTGTCTGCTTTCGCGTCCTCAATAGCGGCAATCACGCTGTCTATCTGCTCCTGATAAAGCTGTCTTGTAAAATCGTCCGACATAGGCAGCTTCTCAAACTGTTCGTAAGACACGATCACGGCGTCATACTCGCCGTTTGCAATTCGGTTCATAAAGACCTTGCGGTTAGATGCCGTAAAGTCAGAGGCTTCTGCCACGAGCAATTTTGCGGTAGGAAAGAAGTCGATAAATTCATTACCCCACTGTGCAACGAGTGATTTCGGAACGGCAAACATAGGCTTCTTGACAAGTCCAAGCTCCTTGAGCTTCATAGCTGCCGCAGCCATTTCGTAGGTTTTACCCGCACCAACCTTGTGCGCAAGCAGAGTATTACCGCCCGACGAAATAACGCGCTGTACTGCGTTTCTTTGGTGCGGACGCAGCGGTTTAAGCGCATTCGCGCCGTTTACGGTAAGATTTTCACCGTTGTATTTCGGCGTAACTACGGAATTGAATACCTCGTTATAAAGTGTAGCAAGCTCCGTGCGTCTTGCCTCGTCACGCCACAACCATTCCTGAAATTCCTTTTGAATGTTCTCGATCTTCTCGTTTGCCGCAGCGGTCGCGTCCTTATTGATCACGAAAGAGCCGTCGTCAAGCTTGTCCTTGATCACAACGCTCTTGCTGTTCAGCATAGCGTCAAAGAGTTCAAGGAAGGTTCTGCGGGAAGTGCCCCATTTTTGGGTGTTCGCCGCGTTGGTTTTGAGATAACGGTCCTTCAGCTCTACGGTGAAATTGCCCGTATCGGCGTTTCTCGTGATATCAACGGCCTGTCTCCAGTCCGTATTGCGGCTGCCGAGCATATATGCCGCAAAGTCGGAATATACGCTGTTCGGAATCCAAGGAGTACCGGGGTTCACGAAAATATCTTGATACCCAACGTCCTCGGGCATAACCGCTTTGAGTGCTTCCACGTTGTGAGCGTAGTCGCCGTCGATAGGCACAAGAGCCTCTGCATCGCGCAGCTTCGCACGCACGTTGCCCGAAAGGTAAACCTCTGCCGCTTCAAGATCTCCGTTGCGGTTCTTGAAAGCCTTGCGGCTGTCGATCAGTTCTCTCGTTACGTCCGCTTCGGCAATGCCTGTCAGCTTTGCGATAAGAGCGGTGTCAACGCCGCCCGTTTGGTTGACGGAAACGATAAGTCCCTCCGACACGTCCTTTGCAGACGTTACGGTGCGGTTGGGAGCAATCGTGTTCTTGGAGAAGATATCAGCCTTGGTCGCCTTTTTGGTTTCGGGATTCCAATTTTCAAGAGCGAAAAGAGAATAGCGGTCGGGATCTTCGATAAAAGCGTTTCTGTTCGCCTGCGAATTGATAAAGCCGTATTTCTTTACAAAAGCGTCATAAGCCTTGTTGAGTGCCGTGCGAGCCTTTTTGATCTCGGTTTCATTGAGCCCCTGCTGCTGATAGTTCATCAGATTGCGTGCGAGATCACGGATTTCAAGCATAGCCGAAATACGTTCTGCCGCGCCCTTGGCTTTGTCTACCTCAACAAGATCGCCGCCCTTGTTCTGATATACCTTTCCGTCCTTGACCACAAGTCCGTTTTCCTTGGTCTTTTTATTCGCTCTCTCCACGGCAAAGTTGGTTTTCTCACGGCTGAGTGTCGCGGGATATTCCATCTTTCCATTGATATGAGAGAACGCCTCGCGGATTTGATCGGCAAGGCTGCCTTTGCCTTCAAGTGCCTTATAGGTCAGAGAACCGCTGCGGTACATACCGCCGTCCATCGTAGGCGTACCAAGTACCATTTCGGGGTGATTCTCAAAATAGGTGTTGATATATGCGCCGTTGTAGCTCTCCTTTTCAAGCCTTGTCCACGGTGCTTCAAGGAAGTCCTCACCCGCGTAAGCCGTGTTCTCTGCTCTCTTTTTGAGAACGAGAATGTCCGTTACAACCTCAGTACCCGCATTTCCCTTGAAAGCGGAATCGGGCAAACGAATTGCTCCGAGCAGATCAGCTCTCTGCATAATGTAGCGGCGCACCGTGTTGTCCTTTGCGTTCATCGTGTAAGAGGACGTGATAAACATCACAATACCGCCCGGACGAACCTTGTCAAGCGACTTGGCAAAGAAGTAGTTGTGAATGGCACTCGTCACCTTTTTGGGGTATTTCTTATCCGTAATGGCGTAGTTACCGAAAGGAACGTTACTGATAATCACGTCCATGTAATTATCGGGAATGTTGGCTTTCTCAAAGCCCTGAATGCGCACGTCAGCGTTCGGATAAAGGTATTTTGCTATCAAGCCCGTAATGCCGTCAAGCTCAACCATAGTCCAACTCTTGACCTTTGCGCTCATTTCTGTAGGCATAGCACCCACAAAGTTACCTACACCGGAGGAAGGTTCAAGCATACGGCCGCCGTTAAAGCCAAGCTTCGCAAGTCCGTCATACATAGCCTTGATCACGGATATATCGGTATAGTGAGCATTAAGAGTAGAGCCTCTTGCAGATGCGTATTCCTCTTCGGTCAGCAGCTCCTTCAGCTCGGTGAATTCCTTTGCCCATTCAGTTTTTCTCTGATCGAAAGCGTTTGCAAGACCGCCCCAACCAACGTACTTGGAAAGGATCTGCTGCTCTGCCTCGGTCGCATATCTGTTCTCGGCTTCAAGCTGCTTTACAAGCTTGATCGCCTCGATATTCGCCTTATACCTTGCCTTTTCACCGTTCGGCAGGGAAAGGCTATCCCCGATTACAAAGTTACGCCCCTTGGGCTGCTCGGTGGATTGCTCCGCGATCTGCTCGGTGACTTCCTCGTGAAGCTTTTCAGCCTCGGGAGTTAGCTCATCATTTCGTCGTAGATCTCCGCTCTGACGATCTCCATCGCCTGATCTACCGCCAGTCCCTGTTCCGTTATCAGCATCAGCGCCATTTCGTCCAGCCTCTTGTCCTCGCTCGACAGCGTCTCCCACAGAGTCCCCTCGCGGTGCATTTCCTTGTACATCTTCGGCTTGAACTTCATCCAGTACTCGTGAATCTCCCTGCCGATCGGCGTCAGACTGCTGTACTGCGCCTCGGTTATCAACATTTTCGACATTCGGTTTTACCTCCTGTTTGGATTGCTTTTTATTTGAAAAACTCTTTAATTTGGACGGTTTTGTGTTTGTAACCTCAGTTACGGCTTTCATCGGAAGCAAAAAGCCTACGACGTTGCCCTCGGCATCAACTGCTTTGAGAATTTTGTAATTCTTCATATAGTCGCCGACGTAAAGCAGATTTCCGTCAAGCCTTGACAAATACTTTTTGTCAAACACAGCCTTGGTTTTCCCATCAAGATCAAAAACATAAACCGTTTTGTCACCGAGAGTGCCTTCGAGCGGTGCATTGGTCAGCAAAATGTTAGCGTTTTCAAGTGCATCAGAAACCGGCTTTGGAAGGGCGTTTTCTTCCATGGTGCCCGAAAACTCCAACCTTGCCCAACCGACCATTTCTTCCGTTGCTCTCAAAGCAAAATTGCCATCAGAGAGGAACAGCACGCCATTGCTATGCAAAACATATCTGCGTCCTGCGCGCTTCAACCAAGGAGAATACTTCTTCTTGTATTCCTTTTCGCTTTCCTCGATAGACTTGGTATCGGTCTTAACCTCTGCCACAGGACTTTCTACCGCATCTTTCGGTGCGTTTGCTGCCTTAAACTGCTCGTGAATATCGGACAGCTCCTTGATATAGGCGTCGAAGTCGTTATATGCATTTGGAATCCAATCGAGATCAAATTTCGAATCCGAAATCTGACCACTTACGGATATGCCGTAAGCAAACGCATTGGTTTCGTCATACACGTGCATAAATCGTCTGCGTTTGATAGCACGGTCTCGTTCACTATCGGTATCATCAATAGTAACGCCGTCGAGCGTATAGCCGACATGATCCAACATCATCTGTAAAAGTCTCATTGCTTCTTTGGAGGACATATTCATCATATCGGACGTGCGCTCTACAAACTCCAAATACGGCTTGAAGTCTTTGCGATGCATAGCGTGCGTTGCCTCGTGAGTGGGGATAGCATTCAGATCATCCGTGTCTATATCCTCGGAAATAAAGACTGCTCCGTCGGGCGTGGTGACCGCAGGCGATTCTGTTATTCTCCATTCGGCAGCCTTTACGATATGGCACTCTATGCCGTATTCATTCTGAAGAACGTCTTGCGCTTTGAACAAATCAGAGCCTTGTGCCGGATCGATGTAATTATTGGGGTCTAAAAGCCATTTGTTGTTGCTTAATCCTCTATTTGATCTTTGAACAGATTCTGCTTCTGAAATGCTTTCTCCCTTTTCTCCCACAGTTTCCGATACTCGGGATCTGTTGCCATCTGTTTCTCGTGTTCCTGCCGCTCTTTTCGCAGCATCTGAACGATCTCCTCTTGCGTCAATGGCTTCTTGTTCTGCATGGTTAATACCTCCGTCAGTATTGGTTTCAATATCCGTCGCCACCGTCATTTGATAATTCGTAACCGCTTCCACGGCGACCTTGTCAAACAGCTTGACGATATTCTCGACGTATTTTACGCTCTCACCGATCTGCTCCTTGAGCGCGTTTGCCTCGCGGGAGCTGTTCGGGTCAATGGAAGAGAAGTACGCTTTCAGATCTGCGACAAACTCCTTGAGCTTTTCAAGCAGCTTTTCAAATATGGTTTTGTGATTGTTCGCAAGCTCCTCTACGAAATTCGCATCGGGCAGAATGTCGGTCATAGCCTCGGCAACCACCTCGCGGCTTGCCTTGTCATAGGTCATGCCCTCATTCTGTGCCATTTTCGTATCAATGAGGTCTTCTACGTTCTCTCCACGCTCGGTAAGGGTATCAAATACTACCTTTCTGAACTCATTATACCATATCGGATTCCATTTTTCAATAAAATGGGTAAATTCGTGCGAAAAAGTGCGCATCATGGTGTATTTTGCAAGATCATCTACGCTCTTGATATCCGCAATACCTGCGTTGATGTCAATGTAGATGGTGTCCTCGCTCCACTTGAACCTGCCTTGCGCTCCCTCAAACTGGCCGTCTGCATTTGCCTCGGACTTATACAGCACGATATCAATGCCGGTCGCTTCCGCATAGGTGGTAAGCAGCTTGTAAGCCTTGCCCTGCGTATCGTTGAAAGTCTTGCGCAGATCCTCGATCTTAACGCCCTCACCCCTTACCGTGCCTTTTCTGCGCCCGGTCTTGCCGTTTGCCTTGGCTTTGTTCGCCTCTGCCTGTGCTTTGGCGGTATTGGAGGAAGCGTCTGCGCCTGCCGCGTGTGCAAGCTCGCGCTGACTCTCGGTAAGATATGCGGTCGCGCCGCTGTTCATAGCGTAGGAGAGTGAAACGCCGCTCTTACCCATATTGTAAGCCGCAGAATATGCCGCGTCGTATTTTGCCACGTCCTGTCCCTCGGTATAGGTGGAGATCATAGCCCCTGCCTGCGCGCCGTATTTCTTCGCCGCGCTCTCCAAGGAAGCGGTGCTTTCGTCCGTGCGAACGACCTCGTCAGATGCCTCAAATTTCGCTTTTGCGGGGCTTTCTTTTGCGGTGGCATTCTCGGTCACGCCCTGCACATTATCTGCGGCGGGCTGCGCCTCTGCTTCCGTGGTGGCTTTGTGACCGACATTTGTGTCGGGCGCAAGCTCTGCGGGCTTTGCCGCCTTTGCCACGCTTGCAGCCTCGGTAGGTGCGTTGGCGGTTGCCGTTTGCGGGCGTGCTTCCGCTTCAAGGCTTTGCAGCAGCCTGCCGTATTCCTCTGCATTGATTCTGTCCGTGCCGATTTCCTGCGCCCATGTGGAGAACGGAGATCCTGATTTAATGGTATCAGGATTCAGCTCCCAAGCCACTCTTTCAGCATATTTGCTGGTCTTCAACATCAGCTTATCAGCCGCACTGAGTGTCTCGCCTGCAACCTGCTTTGCAAGAGCCTTTGCAATGGTCTTTACGTTGCCTTTTTCCCCAAGCGCGGTAAGGCGGCTTTCTGCTGCGCTCTGAATAGTAGCCACGTCATTCTCATACATAGCAGCCTCGTTCTGCTGTACGAGCCTGCCGATCTGACTGTTGGAAAGGGATTTGCCGCTTTCAACCCTCGACTGCATTCTCTTAGCAAACCTGTTGTTCGGGTCGATCTCCAAGGCTTCTGTTGCAAGAGCCGCACCGAGTTGGCTTTTTGAAAGAGATTGGCTGCTGTCAACATTGTTCTGCATTACCTTCGCGAGCTTACTGCTCGGGTCGATCTTCGTACCGTGATACTTTTGCATTTCCGCGCCCTGCATTGCGTTGCCGACGGTATTGATCATAGCACCGCCGCTACCCATGATACCACCCGAAATAGCACCACCGAGCACATCAAGCCCGAACTCCTTTAATTTGTCGGCAGCATATTTACCGGCAGCGGCTCTTTCGTCAAGACCATACTCCTGCATAATGATTTGGATTTCGCGCTTGATTTTGCTTTCGTCTCCGCTAAGTACAAGATCCACAAGATCAACCAAGGTGTTTCCTACGTTGCTGAGACCTTCTTCAAGACCCTCTGCAAGCAGGTTTTCGAGAATGTATTTTCCTGCGCTGCCTTTAAGAGCCTTAATGTTAAACAAAGCGTCAATGCCGATTTTCTCGGTTGCCACCTCAATAGCACCTGCGGCAGTTCCGAGCAAAAAGGCTTGATTGTCCGAAAGTCCCAAATCCTTTGTGGCAACAACGGTATCGGCTGCCGCACCTGTGCCCATAATGGCAAGGGATACCGCTTGATTGCCGCCGGTTATGGCAGTCGTGAAAAGGAAGTCACCCATGCTCATACCGGTTTGGTAGGCAAAGCTGCCAACGCCACCCCAATTTGCTTCTACCGTCTCGGAAACCTCATTGCGGATCGCGCTGTTCATATGCACAAACTTGTTATATCCCTCGTTCTGATCGATGCTGCCGTCCTCGGCGTAGTCTGCGAGCTGTCCGATGTAGGAAATACCCTTAAGCGGACTTGTGACAACGCTGAACACAGAAGTACCAACGGGATCTTCTTTTGCGAGTTCAGCCCACTTTGTTTCTTCTGCTTTTCTCTGTCTGCGGTCAAGATCGTCTGTGATAAGATCGATATACTCGAATGCCGCGTCTCTTCCTTGCGTAGCGTAAAGGTAATTGAAGATCTTGATTTCATCATCTTCCATTTCCAAACGCTCACCATCGGTATACCCATACAGAGCAGCACCGGTTTGAATATTCTGCGCAGACTTCATATTTATTGCATCTTGGTTGCGGTTGATGTAGTCATAATCAATATCATCAAAACCGTCTTCGGTGTACGCTCCCGTAAACCAATTGCGCTTCTCGCCACCGACATAGGTAGATTTGTATTCGCTATTTTCCGCAAAGTCAGATGCCGTAGAAAGGAGGTCGTATCTATGAGTATTCAGCCATTCCTTTTCTTCGCCGTCATTGAGCTTGCCAAGCGCAGATACGATTTCCTCATAGCTCTTGCCGCTGTATTTGTTCTGATAGTCGTAATACCTTTTCGCGGTGTAATATTCGTCCTCGCTCGCCCATTGCGACCAATATTCAACGTCCTTGGTAGAGGCGTCCAAAACGCTCTCCTGCGCTTTCAGGTTGCCGTCAAGAGCCTTGAATACGGAGCTGACGTAATCATCGCCAAAGAAGTCCTTGTACTGCGTCAGCACGCTTTTAATGCTTTCCGCTTCCTTTTGGAAATTCTCTCTCTGTGTAGTAACGGTGTTCAGCCAATCGGACGCATCGGTTCTGAACTTGGTGTTGTTTGCGTTAAAGCGGTTCTGCGCGTTAGAGATATAGTGATTGTTATTTGTAAGCCACGTGTTCACGCGGTTGGAGATTTCCTTGCCGACTGTTTCTACGTTCTTATACAAATATCGGTTTTCAACGCCGTTATAGAGAGTATTCGATTTTTCTTCTTCCTCTCTTTTCTTCTTGTATCTATCTTCTACGCCCATAATTCAACCTCCGTGATTATTTGATTGCAACGTTCGGACCGTATATACCGCCGGGTCTGCCGCCGCTGTTCGAGCCTGTGCCCGTATGGATCGGATTAACCGTCGTATCGTAAACGTCGTTTGCGCTTCCGGTTCTGTACTTTTTGTAGTATTCGTCTGCTTGATCCTCGGTAAGTCTGCCCGAAGCCACGCAATCGTCAAGGAATGCAGCAAGCCCGGTGTTGTCCTCATCGTAGTTATACGCTTTCATCGTATCAACGATCTCGGCAGAGGACATAGACGACACGTGTTCAAGAGCCGCTTGGTTGTTGCCACTGCCGCCCGAACCGCCCGAAGCCTTTGCTTCCTCGTAAGCCTTTTTCTCCATTTCCCAAGCCTCTTGTGCGCGTTTATCCGCGTTAATGTTAAGCTGTTGCGTCTGATTCCATTGCGAATCTTCGACAAACTCACGCTCCAACTGATGCTTCCATTCCTTGTCATAGCGTTCATCATCGACCGCTTCACGATCCAACTGATGCTTCCATTGCTCGTCGTATCTCGAATCCTCGACCCCTTCACGCTCCAGTTGATGTGCCCACTCGGTGTCATATCTTGTATCTGCAATCGCGTTACGGTAGTCGGTGTAAGCGTAGTTCTTATCGTCGGCATAAGCGCCGTAAGCAAAGTTACGATCATCCGCGTACTTGCCGTAAGCAAAGTTGCGCTCGTCGGAATATTTGCCGTAATCGAAGGAACGCTCGTCCTTGTAATCGCCCTGCAGGTAGTCCCTCTCGGAAGCCCATTGATTGTAGCCGTCAACCCATCTGCCGTAATCTTGGTTCTCTTGCTCGGCAAGCAGACCGTACTGGTTATACATTTCCTGCCCCTCTTGGTTGTACTGATCGCGAGCCATGCCGTAAAGCTCGGGAACGACCTCGTTGAGCTGCGAGAGATAAGACTGATACGCTTGATTGCCCGCCGACGAAGCGTACGAGCTGCCATAACCGCCCGTCATAGCCGCCGCTTGACCCATGGTGTCCTGCATTGCGAGCTTGCCAAGCGCGGTATATTGATCCTTATACTGCTGATACAACGCATCGCTATTTACGTCGTAAGAGAATTTCTCACGGTTCAGGATGCGGTCGATCATGCCGTTGATCTGTCCCTGCCACGTCGATTGGTATTCACCGGGCTTTGCGGCAAGATGCGACTGAAGCGCGTTGTAAGCCTGCGATACCGTGTCGCTTTGCGCGTAATCGTTATGCGAAAAGTCGTCGTAGGAGAAGTCCTCGTAAGTAAAGCCCTCGGACGCGGCGGGAGCACTCCCTGCGGACGCGGCAGGGGCTGCGCTGCCGGACGCGCCGTCCGCGTCAAGGTTAGTGCCCTTTTTGAGCTTTTCCTCGGGATTGTCCTTAAGTTGCTTTTTTGTAACACTCATTTGTTTTGTTCCTCCGTTTGTTTTGTGTTGCTTGAAGCCTTCTTTTCCAAGTCGTTGAGAGCATATTGAATATCGCCCACAAGCTGAAACAGATAGCTTTTCATTTGCGCAAGCTGCTCTTTTTCGGTAGCCCCCGTGATGTTGGGCGGTCTTAATTTATAACTCATTACAAATCACTCCCTCGCTCGATAGTTTGACAGATAGAGTATATCTTTGCGTCTCCCTCGCCAACGATCTTAAGCCGCAGGTGATCGCACCGCAGCGGTCTGATCGGAACGGGGAAAGATCTGAGGTTCATTCCCACCATGGTGAACAGATATTGCCAATGCCCGTCGGAATCATACTCGATAAAGAACATCACACGCGAGCCCACGGGAATATTCATTCTCACGTCAAGCCTTGAAATGTACTTTTTGTCGGGAGAATCCGTACCGATAACGCCCGTAACTGCTTCCCACTTGATAGGAGCGGTGTCGCGCGTACCCGTGCCAAGCACCGTTTTGATCTGCATATCAGAATAGTCGATATAGTAGAGATCACCACGCCAATTGCAGAACTGCATCACTTGAGTGTTATCCTCTCTGTGCCACATACCCTTTAAGGTGTCGTAAACAAAGAGATCATGCCGCCCGCTATCGTTAAGCATGGAAACGTAATACTTGTTGCCAAGGTGTCCCGCTACCGCATTGCTGTACGATACGTCACCGAGAGCGGAAGAGATTTCCACGGGGAGCGAGCCGTCGTAAGCGCATACCGCCGAACGCGCCTTGTAATACAAGGTTTCGTTTACAATGGCAAGGCTGCGCGAACAGCCGCTTTGTACGCCTCTGCAAGCCGTTGTGAGTATCTGATAGTTTGCGGGGTAGTTGCCGTATACCTTGTGCACGCAGCCCTCCTTGAAGAAAAGCGGGTAGCCAAGGTGAGCAATAGCACCGGTAAACGGTCCGTCCGTACCAACGGTCACAGCATAAGAGTCGGTGGAAATGCCCGCAAAGCAATTCCAATTCTTAAAGTCGCCAAGCTTGCAGGCGTAGATCTCGTTTACCATATTGCCGCTGACGTCTGCACCGTAGCGGCAGCCCCAAAGGCGGTTTTCCGACTCTATGATAAAGTCCATATTAGGCATCTGCCGCTTTACCGTAACGGCTGCTTCCTGCGTGACCACTTGGTCGATAATACCTGTAACCACGATATAACCGTCGCCTCTTGCCTGTATCACCATAGAGCTGTTCAGATCGGCAAGTGACAAGTCCTCTATACCGGAGATCGTAACGCCGTCGCCCTCGGAAAATGGAATGCCAATGCCGGAAGCGGATATTTTCACGTAGGTCGATGCAATGCTGACCCACATAGCACTCGTAGCGGAATACTGCTTCAAGGCGTTTGGTATGGTAGAGGTGTCAAGCCACAAGGCCATATTCGCGGGATTTGTCGGTGCTGTCGGTTGAATAGCCATATTGCCGTATGTCTCACCGTCGATCTTGCATAGCGAGATTGTCACGGTGGATTTCGTGGTCACGGTCGCCTCTATGCTGCCGTTGTCCGTAGGGTTGGCGGTATTGATATATTTTTTATCGGGCATAATAATGACGTATGCACCCATAGAAATCAAGGTTTTGGGGATAACCTTGCCGTTTGCGTCCTTGTCAACGGTAAGCCCCATAGAAATTCGCTCTTCGCCAAGGATAAAGTCACCGCCGTCCACGTGGCATAGCGTATCCTTTGCGATCATGCCTTGCACAACGCTCGGTACTGCAAAGACGCCACGCGCAGGGCGAGGAGAGAGAACGGGATAATCGGCAGAAGTCAAGTTTGTCATGTCGTAAAACTCGCCGTCACCGATGCGGAGATTGTGATTATATCCACGGAACACGTCAATCATTTTTCTTGATGCCTGAAGTTCAGACAAAAAAGGGTATTTCATGATCATTCCTCCCGTCAAAAGATAAATCTGCGTCCGCGGCTGATCGGCATATGGTCTCTGTTGTAGTGCTTTTCAAAGGCGGTGTACACAGAGTTATACATCACCATGCTGTTGTTGTACTTGCCGTACTCGTTGTTGGCATAGTCGATCTGCATTTCAAGATAACGGATATACACCTCGTCGTAAGGCGCAGGCACAAGAAGCTTTGTGTTAGGGTCTGTATCTGCCGTATATCCGGAAAAGGCAACGTTATCGCCGCCCTCGTGCGTATCAATGATCTCTGCCTTAATCGTACCGTCAAGCTCCGAAAGCCACCTGATTTTCTCCCCTTGTGAGTAAGTGTTGGGCTTCACGGCATCTACGCGATTGATCGCCTCGATGATTGTCATGTAAGTATCCTCCTATCAAAAAAGGGGGCAAACGCCCCCAATGTTATGTGGACGCTCCGGGCAATGGCTGATTTGCCTTTTGGAGAAGCTCGTCAACTCGCTCGTCCATAATATTCTGTGCCGCAAAGGATCTGTCGATCTCTGCCTTGATGTGGGGCGGCACCAAAGATGTCTTGCCTCTCGGAAGAAGGTAGTTTACACCGTTCACTCCGACAAAGAAGTTAGGCTCGTCGTTCGCCGCGCCTCTCGGAATATATACCTCAACGCGGTCGTCGTGCTTGGTTGTTGCCATAATGCTTATCCTCCTTAAAGAATGGGAGAGGGGCGGGGCTTATAAAACCTCGCCCCCCTTTGAAATATTAGTTAGGATCGTCGGTTGCGCTGTAGCTCGAGCAGCTCATGATACGCAGCACGCGCTCTGCATAGAGCACGGTCGCGCCGTTGGTCTCGAACTTGTAGCCAATGGTGCTGAACTGATTGAGAGGACCGCCTACCTGAGACTTGTCCTTCACGATCATTTCAAGCGCAC